ACATCGCGCTGATCCCCGTCGATGTGAAGCCCGGCGTGCTGTCCGTCGAGGTGGTGGCCGTGCGTGACGGGGCGCTGCGGACGCGGATCGAACAGCGGCCCCCTGGTTCACCGTATCGGACGATGCGCCTGCCGAGGGTGCTGATGCGCTTCGTGGGCCTGGAGGGGCGCAAGACGCGGGCGCTGTGGTGGATCGCCAAGGGGCGCCGCATCATGCTGGAGGTCAGAGGGGTGGAGGCGGAGGAATGAAGGAAACGAAGATCCAAGACATCGTCTGGGATCCATCAGTCTATCCACGAACGAAGTGGAACACGGCGACGATTGATCGATACGCTGATGCGCTAGAAGCTGGAGCGATCTTTCCTCCGATAGTCATAGAGGAAGGGACGAACAGGCTTCTAGACGGGAAGCACCGGCTGGAAGCGTTCAAGAAGGCAGAGAGGAAGACGATCCCGGCGGTTGTGGCTGCAATCCCTGATGGCATGACAGCGCGGTACTTTGCAGCAACACTGTCGGCAACACATGGAGATCGACTCAGCAATGCAGACATCAAGGTGATGGCAGAGGAGGAATTCGGGGCGGATCCTACTCTTGATCCTACCAAGTGGGGACAGGGCCTGGGCCTGTCGAAGAGTACGGTCTATCGGTGGGTGTCGCATATCCTGGAACGTGAGAAGGCTGGACGTGCGACGAAAGCGTGGAGATTGAGTCACCTTGGCTGGACGCAAGAGGAGATCGGCGCGAGGTTGGGAGTTGCCAGGTCGGTTGTGAGTGAGGATGTCGGAAATTCCCAGATGGGAAAAATCGACACCTCCCTTGGACCGAGTTGGAACGAGAAGGGCATCGCCGAACTAGCGAACCGGATGGGACTTCCCTTGACTGACTGCTACGCCGCTGCACTCGACGGGATGGACGACGTACAACGTCTTGACGCGCTCGGGATCACGGTGCAACCGTATGACGTATGGCACTTCCAGGGGTGTCACGATCTCATGGGCGACAAGTACCCTGGGCGCATTCCCGGCGAGTTGGTCTGCCACACGCTGTACTTCTACACGCAACCGGGCGACTTAGTTGTGGATCCTATGGTCGGTTCCGGGACGACTCTTGATGCTTGCCTTCTCATGGGGCGCAAGGCACGTGGATACGATATCGACCAGCGTCAGGATCGATGTGACATCGAGACACATGATCTCTCGACTGGGTGGCCGGAGACAGTCGCTAAGGCGTCTCTGATCTTCTGGGATCCTCCGTATTTCGACAAGATGGACGCCGGGACTATCGGCGAGGCTGGCTATATCGAGGGGTCTATCTCTGGCATGGGGCCAGACGAGTACATGGAGTGGTTCATGGTGCGTTTCCAAGAGTTGCACAACGCAGTACCCTCCGGGTGCCGTCTGGCGTTCCTAATGTCGGATTGGGATAGTCAGAATGCGAAGAAGTACGCCGATCATCCTGGACTCTTCTTGTGGGACTACGCAAACTCGCTACAGAATGCAGGGTGGAGCTTGACGCGGCAGATTCAATGCCCACTGTCAACGCAACAGGTGCATCCAGACATCGTGAACAAGCACAGGGCAGCGCGAAGACTCGCCCGCCTGGAACGATACTTGCTGATCGGAGAGAAGGCATGAGTCGCCCCGTGTTTCGTAATCCAGGCAAGTTGCAAGTGCTCCCTCACCGCGAGTGGATCAGACAGCATCTCCCGTCTGGAGATGAAGGGACCGTGGTCGAGGACCTTGATCTTGTGATGCGCGTCTACGGTGCAAAGCATGAGACGGACGACGTTGGCAGGTTCATGCTCTGTGAGTTGAAGTTCCGGCACAAGTGGATAGACCGCGCACAAAAGAAGACATTCGGACTTATAGATTCGATCCTGCGCGCCGGAGATCGCGAAGGAAGATATCTTGGGTACTTCGTGGTGCAGTACAGCTGCGAGGATTGGGAAAGGTCACGCTTCATGGTCAACCACGTACTCTTGAGCCGGGACGAGTTCATGGCCTTCTTGCAATTCGATGCCGGAGTACTTGCCAAGATACCCACCCTGGTCAATGGGAGAGACGGTTTGTCGTTGCCCCAGAAAGAAGTCGCCGCGTACCGTGAGTGCTATACTCCCCTCCGAGGTGGAAAGTGACGGAGACGAAGAAGCGGGCCAAGAAGACAGTCAAGACGAAGCGCCCGGTCGGTAGGCCGCGCAAGTTTGACTCTGTCGCACGGATGCAGTCCGCCATCGACGCCTACTTCGATACCGTCCCCCAACCATGGACTGTGTGCAGTCTAGGCGTCCACCTCAATTTGACCATGGAGGGGCTGCTCGAATATCAGGCCAGGTCCGAGTTTTCTGAACCGATCAAAAAGGCCAAGGCCAGGATAGAGGCAGCAACAGCGGAACGGATGCTTCGCGGTGATGGATGGGGGCCGGGTCACATCTTCGTCCTCAAGAACAACTACGGGTGGAAGGATCAAGCGGCCGTTGAAGTGACAGGGCAAGGTGGGGGGCCGATTGTCATGCGGTTCGACAAAGAGGATGCCAGACTCTAGCTGGTTATCCCTTGATCGGATACCTGGTATCGTTCAACGACCGGACCTCTCGCGTTAGTGCCTCCATTTCGGATAGAGTGGCGGCGGTGAGGTAGCGATGTCCGTCGATGAGTTCGGAGTTGGCAGTCCTTCCGCGGTCTTTGATCGCGCGCAATTGCAACACGATCTCAGCTTGGCGGCGTTTGATCCTAAGGAACGGAAGCAAAGCGCGGATAGCGATGACCGCGAGTTTGCAGCGTGCGTCCCAACCGTACAACGGTTTCCTTCCAACGGCACGTGGAGGTGTGACACTGATAGATCCTCCGAAGAGTGCTTGGAGAAGATACACGGCCTCTGTCTGTACTTGGCCGCAGCAGATGACTTCCTGATATGTGGGCGAGCATTTCACGTTGCGCCGTGCAGCCTCACGCGCAATGTTGATGGTAATGGATCCGTCACTGTCAATGACTCCAGCGAGGTACGCGAGGTCGATGGCGTTCATGCCAACATTATACCCTCCGCCAACCCATGTTGCTACTAGCGCAATGGTGAAAACCAGCAAGCAACGTGAAGCGACCATCCTTCTGATCAGCGATGCGATGCACGTGATGCTCTATGGCGGGTCACGCTCTGGCAAGACGCTTCTTCTGATCTATGCGATAGTGATTCGTGCTCTCAAGAAGAAGTCGCGCCACCTGATCCTCCGGCTACACTTCAACCACGCCAAGACGAGCATCTGGCTCGACACATTGCCGAAGGTGCTGGCGATGGCGTGCCCTGGGCTGGACGCGAGGTGGAACCACTCAGACTACTACGTCGAGTTTCCGAATGGGTCACAGGTGTGGATCGGCGGACTCGATGACAAGGATCGCACTGAGAAGGTACTAGGGACCGAGTACAGCACGATCTTCTTCAACGAGTGCAGTCAACTCTCCTATGACTCGATCGAGACGGGCCTCACGCGCCTAGCTGAGAAGGCGGGGCTCGTGAACAAGGCGTACTTCGACTGCAACCCGCCAAACCGCAAGCACTGGGCCTACAAGGTGTTCGTCCTCAAGCAGGATCCAAAGAGCGGACTGCCGTTGGCACGCCCCGATCTGTACGGCTCGCTCCTCATGAACCCGGAAGACAACCGGGAGAACCTACCCGAGGGCTACATCGAGACAGTGCTTGGCGGTCTGTCACATCGCAAGCAGCAGCGGTTCCGCTTCGGGCAGTGGCTTGACGCAGTCGAGGGGGCGCTGTGGAAGGACGAAGACATCCTGCACGAGGCGTACCCACCGAACATGGAGCGCATCGTCGTGGCGATTGACCCGGCGGTGACATCGAACAAGTCGAGCGACGAGACGGGCATCGTAGTGGCCGGGATTGCACAGGGGCGGTTCTACGTGCTTGACGATCTTGGAGGGCGCTACTCGCCCCTTGCGTGGGCTACCAAGGCGGTTGAGGCGTACCGGCAGTGGGGTGCCGATCGAGTGATCGGAGAGGCGAACAATGGCGGCGACATGATCGAGACGACGCTGCGCCAGGTAGACCCGAACGTGGCGTACAAGTCCGTTCACGCGACACGAGGGAAGGCAGTGCGAGCCGAACCCGTGGCGGCGCTGTACGAACAGCGGAGAGGCGTCCACTGCGGGCAGTTCCCAGAGCTGGAAGATCAGATGACAAGCTGGCTGCCGGGAGACGATGGCTCGCCGGATCGCATGGACGCGCTCGTGTGGGCCGCCACGGAGTTGCTACTCGCGCCAGAGGAAGAGACGCAGCACGTGATCGTTTACGAAGACGAGACGGTGATCTCGCGGTACTGA